GTCCGAAGACTGCTCTGTTGCGACGGTAACGCCGCGCCCAACAGGGTCCGATAAACTACTGGAGGTGAAAGTGTGATCCGCTTCAAGTACTTTGACTCTAAGATCTACCGAACCAGCGTGATTACAATCTCTAACGATTTTCATGCCGCGTACCTTAACGGTCCGGGTATGCCAATCTGGGATGTATTCATAACTGTACCGGTAGAAGAGTCTATCGAGACTATTGATTTAGATCTTGATAAGATTCATTACTTGGATTCAGATGCTACTCTCGCAGGCAATCATGACGTTTTTCATCACCGTTTACACGGCGACGTCTGTTGTTACGCGCAAGGTAGGAATGTCTACACGACAACCAATTCGAGGCAAATCGATCTTATTGCTGGGCAGACGAAGATAATTAAGTTTACTTCGTACGACTCGACATATAAGTATGATGTTACCGAAGATTGGCTTGTGTATGAGTACGGCTCGGTTTGGAAACGAGCTCGAGTCTACATCACAATGGTTCGGACGCGCCTTTCTACGGGCGGTCAGTCGACCATTCGCACCAGTCAATGGTGTGCTACCTCAGAAAGCGGTAAGAAAGCGACTGCGGATGTTCAATCTAGTATTGGATTTGTGCAGAACTACCTTTCGATCACACCAGCTAGCGACAAGGCGCATTCTCTCAGAGAAGCGCTTGATAAGTCGTTAGCGTTCGGCGATTTATGCTTCGAAGCCTGCGAAGATGCTCGAGTATTAGATATAAACTCGATCGCATACCTCAAAGACATCGCGGAGCTAAATCAGCTAGTGCAACAGTTAATTCAGCTGTACCAATCCGTAACCAACCCGGGAAAAGGCATTCGACAGATTAGCAAGACTCTTGCCAAATCTGTCTCGAGCGCTTATCTCGCGGAGCATTATGGACTCAGGCTATCCGTTAAGGATACGCAAGAGATACTCCAAGGTTTTTCTAAACTCGACCTTTACCGGACAAACCGGTATGGTGCTGAGAAAGAAAGTGACCTAGAGCTTGGTTTCGCTGATGATGATGCTGTGCACGCGGTGCGTAAAGTCACGCTCGATATTAACGCCGTTACTTCAGAGCAAGCAAGCTTGCTTATGAGTGTCGACGCTATGAAGAGAACGTTACTAGACTTAGACATCTTGCCAACAGCAAGTAATGTTTGGGACATGGTTCCGTTTTCCTTCGTGCTCGATTGGTTTTTACCAATCGGCGACTATTTCGAGCATCGTGAGTCGATGTCTTATATATCGACTTTGCCGATTCGTTCGGCATTTTACTCATCGAAGTCCACTTGGACTGAAAGCGATACAATCGCTCTATCCAATGGTACGAGTTTCGATTATCGCATCGAGCACTACGTATATGAACGTGAGTGTCGTGCGACTTTGGAACTACCCACCTTCAGACCCGATTCACCGCAAGGTCTCTCAAGCCACTGGCTTGAGGCGACCGCACTATTAATCACCCAGGTACTAAAATAGTACCTGCCCCTTCGAAGGGAGAAAGGAGTCCTATGAGTTATACAATTGTAACAAATAGGCCTGCAGACGCAACCGCGGAATCTTTTTCGCGCTTGCCTGTAGTCGAGAACGAGTACGTTCTCAAGGAGAATTCTGCTACCAGCGCACTGTATACAAATATACAGTCTCCGCTCGGCAAACCTGAGAATATTAAGTATTCTTGCAGGCGCATTGCAGATGTATACGCTAATACCGGTATTGACAAGGTCTACTGGCAGCCAACACGTCGCGGTGTAGAAATCTACACTCAGCTAGTGCAAAACTGGTCAGCAGTAGATTCGGACGTCCCGGAAAACCCAGAATACGTGCTGCCGGTTTCGGCGAGCATTAGTCTGAAGATTCCAGAGAACAGTCTGATCTCGGTAACAGACGTCGAGGATCTCTTAAAGAGAACACTTGGCGCGCTGTACGCCGGCAATACCAGTCATCTCGCAGAATTCCTTCGCGGAGCAACAAAGTTGATCAGCGATTGAAAGGAGTGAAGCGGAATGACTCACAAGCAAATTGTAACAATTTGCAAGACCTTCCTGCCTCAGGTAGGGAGCCGGCACACGTTTCAGGGCGAAAAGCTGTCTCGTCACGATAACTATCAAGTTACTACGACGTTTCAGCTCTGGCTCTTAGTTGTGCTCGAGTGTCTGGACATTAAGCCAAACACGCCGGCGTTCGGACGTTGGGAGAAGCTAGCTGCTATGCTAGCCGACTCTGATGTTTTTGAACTGCTGTCTGCGCTAGACGAGTTGGATGACTTGTTACTATCGTCAACTGTCGATAGTGACAAACGAAATCCACGATTGTTCAAAGCAATCGCTCGTCAGGCCGGATCTGGCGCAAAGCCATTACAAACGGTTTTGGGTTTGGTCAAGTCCGATTTGCAGTGTTGGTGTGAATTCACCGACATACAAGCTTTTAAAACCTGTCATCAGCTTTTTACCTTCATGAAAAGGTTACCACTGAAAGACGTGGCATATCTCAAGATGAAGGCGTTTGATGGATGGGTGGCAACGCAAGAGAGACTGCAGGAAACAAGTTACTGCGATCGCGAACTACTGTCAAAGGTAGCGCATACAATCTCGCGTTGGTTTCCGGCTGAACTGTGGCCGTTCGACGAAATCTACCCTCACCACGGATGTGGTGCGACAGCGGAGACACTTAGGAAAGGTGCCAACGTGGTCGACAAGAGCAGATATCTAACGATGACCCCGAGTCTTCGGTTGTTCTATCAACCGTTAGGTTGGACGAACATGTTCGATGGCTCGGCCGGATTAATGGGTGTGCCCGTTGCATCTGCGTCGGATAACTCCGGTGCCGATGCGTGCATACTCGCCTTTGTGCCGAAAAGCTGGAAAACCTTTCGAACCATTTCGATGGAGCTTACTCGCAACATGTTTGCGCAGCAAGCAGTCAAAGAATGGATTTACGCTCGCGTTCGATCGCACCAGTCGGGTATATCACGGTTTTACGCCGTTGATACCGATTGGCGAAATCAGCTGCTAGCGAAGCAAGGGAGTAGAGACGGGTCGGTAGCGACGATAGACTTTTCGTCCGCGTCTGATTCGGTATCTTACCAGCTCTTTAAGCTAACTTTCAGGCAGTCTTGTCTGTACCATCCGTGCATAGCTTCGCGAACAAGGTTCGTGCAGTTTACACGACCGGGTGAGAATCGCCCGGTGGTACTGCCTATGATGAGTTTCGCGCCGATGGGGTCAGCGACATGCTTCCCTGTCGAAACGATTCTCTTCTTGGCAATTGCCTGGAATGCAACTAACGACACGCCCGGAGCAAGCTTTTCAAAGCTTGCTGGCTACGGTGACGACATCTGCATTGATAGTTATGCGGCCGATCTGTATATGGACTACTCAACCCGTTTGGGTCTGGTAGTCAACAGGTCAAAGTCGTACTACAATGACAGTTTTAAGCCACCGAGGACTTACTATCGAGAGAGCTGCGGTAAAGAATACCTTAACGGGTATGATGTTACTCCGGTTCGCTTGCCTCGTAAGTTTGAAGGTTTCCCGTCTACACAAAATCAGTGTATTCGGAACCCGAACCTCGTAGACAAGACCGTGTCTCTGGCTAATAATCTTAAAGATTATAAAGCCGCGCGTTATTTGCTGATACACATGATCAAAGATCAGTGTAATCTGGCAATACCCTTCAGTTCTGATGGTTCCATCGGCTTCGAGTCTGCGTACGCGAGACCTTACGGTTCGCTGTATACATTCCCGTCCGAAGATACCGATTGCCAAAAGGATCTCTATCTCTACGATAGAGCATCTTCCGGCGTATCGGATCGCCATTACGAATCGGAGGAGGTACGTTTGTATGAGTACCTACGCACTTATGCACGGTCAACTCGAAAAACGCTGTCCTTTCCGGATGACGTAATAGAGATTTCTACGACCCGATTATCTCCGAGGAAGCTAGAGACTTATACTCTAGCCGCCGAAGACTTGTTCGGTGAGTGTACTTTCTCCCCTCAGCGATGAGGTAAAACATCATGGAAGGGGGACCGGGTTTTCCGGTATAGTCCCGGAGGACTAGGGTTAGCTGTTAAGCCGG